GAACCGCCTTTATGACGAAAATACAGTGCTATTCACAGACAAGGAAGAGATGAAGAGCTCTTGTGAAGAGATGATGATTGATCCGAGAACATTCAAAGAATACGTCGATAGCTTACACATGACTATAGCTTATGAGTGCGAGAGCAAGAGAACAAGAAGATGCAAGCACAATGTAGAAGGAATGACTATTGATCAGTTCAACGCCTACTGCAAGAACAATGGATTGAGCAAAAAGATCAAGTCAAGACTCAAGAAGAAGTATCACATAGTGTGACCTTTCATTTTTGGCTTAAGGTTGAGATTTATTCTGCCAAAGAATATAATATGATAAAGATAAGATATATTAGTTTGCAAGTTAAATCTCAACCTTATACTAACTTACACTAACTTACACTAACTTTCACTATTATATTAGTTTGCAAGTTAAACGTTAACCTTTACGAGAAAGATCCTCTCTTCGTTCGTCTCTTTCTCTCATTTTTTATCAAAAAGTATCGTGTTTCGTCAGAAACACCTTCTCGAAGAGAAGCAGAGTGAAGATGAGTGAAGTGTGAGCGAAATGCCCTAACTGTACGCATCCATGAAGAAGAGCGAGCGAACGGGAAATCAAAATAGTAAGCGAGCGATGATGAACTGGATGCTAAGTGTACGGGCATGGAGCTTTAACGGAACGAACGGAACGACTGCTTCTCTCATTGTAGGTCACTATTGTACGTCACTATTGTAAATAACACATAATAAGAGGTACATCAATGTCACATCGTCATTTTATCCTTACGCACAAGTCGGACTTCACATTTCCACTCGATTGTCATGAGAAACCAGAAGACTTCACTATCATCTCAGAGAATCCAGTCAAGTGCACTTTCATCTTCGAGAATCAGAACAGAGCTCCTGTCGTCAAGGAAGGAACTGTCGTCAAAGGAGTGAACAATTGGCAGCTAGGAGAGATTCCGGCCTGGACATACATCGTCTCAGTTCTCAAAGACGGAGATACAGCTACTCTTCATCACTACAGAAGAAAGCTTCTCGGAACTGGACAAGGAGTCTATGGACATGCAGCATATCTCAAATTCCCGATGGATGTCATGTCTCAAACGGCTTATTATCACTCTTCTACGATGGTAAATCTGCTCAGAAAGGTGTTACCTAAGGAGTACTCAGATTCGCTCTCTAAGAGCACTCTATTCGCTCCATACAACCTGTTCTACGCAGACAAGACCATCATTCAGCAATGGCTCAACTTCCAGAACTTCTACATCAAGAAGATGGTTGACATAACAGGACCAGACATCGAGTACTGGCTCAGAATTGACTATGCAGAGAGAGGTGGAGATACATTCACTCAGAGACAAGGAAAGAACATATCAACTGACTATCAGAGAAGATTCTACGCATTCATCTCAGAGAGACTCAACACTCTATTCTGGAACATCAAAGAGACTGAGTACTGGAAGAAGCACAACGAGATTCTCGCTCGACACAAGAAAGAAGGCACTGAGATGCTCACTAAGGAAGTCTATGAGAATGGAGCTACTATCGTCTTCTCAGTTCGTCTCCTCGAACAAGGTCAGAAGATCTGATATATAAAGTAGAGGTACAACAATGAGAACACCAAATGAGATCAGGCATCCAGAGCTTGACAGTATAGAGTTCACGATGTTCGACGACATGATTAACAAGACTGCTAAAATTTTTGTCGATTATTCATTCTTTTTTAGTGGATCTCCTGAATCTAGAATAGAGCTGAGATACGGCATCAATCATAAATTGAATAGTATCCTCGACAGAGAAGTAAGGATGCTTAAGAGAGGTACAACAATGGACAATGAAACGTATGAAAATTTTCCTAGAAAAGAAGATCTAAAACCAATTGCAGCAAGATACATAGATTTAACTGAATATGGATATGAATGTGCAGGTATCATGGTTCATTCCTATAGAAAACCTAAATCTTCTCTTACTATAATAGAGAAGATTCTAGAACGTTTATTTAGACGAACACCGATGACTGAGACATATAGAATATCACTTTGGGCAAATGGCAAATTTCTATCTTGCACTGATGTTCTTCCAGAGGTCTGGAAATATGGAAACTTTAGTGAAACACCTCAAATATTTAGGGCAAGAATTTTATCTAACTTAGTAAAACTAGCAATGAAAAGAGGTAAGATCAATGGACAAGAAGAAAAGATCGCTTGAAGACATCTTCATTCTACAGCAGCTACAGAAGATCAAGGACGCTCAGTACTACACTAGACCTATCTTCACACCTGAAGAGTGGAAACAGCGCTATCCTGCTGAGTCAGAGGCAGAGATTCCGAGCTACATTCCGTGCTGGAGAGACTTGGACGAGATCATATACCAGAAGATGAAGGAAGAGGAGAAGGTGTAATATGCCACTAGACTGTTCAAAATGTGACGCGCCATGTTGCAGACACGTAAAAGCAGACTTCTTAGATAGAGGTGACGGCGTCTGTAAATGGTTGGATCAGCAGAAGGGGATCTGCAGGATCTACGATGACAGACCTCTCCTCTGCAATGTAGACAAGTACTACGAAGAGCACAATCTCAAGAGATACATGTCCAAAGAAGAGTGGTATGACATCAACAATGAGTGCTGTGAGAAGCTGAGATTCGGTGACAAGATCGTACGATAGCTCTCATAGCTCTTCTCAAATTTCGAGAGAAAGCTCTCTATTTATTGAAATGAGGAAGAAATCCTCTATTGAAATGAGGAAGAAATCCTCTATTGAAATGAGGTAAATCAAATGACACATGCAGAGAGACTAAAATTGAGAAGAGAAGCTAAGAAGCTAACGGATGACAACGGAGAAGACACTATCAACTTCGCTGAAGAGATCCTAAAAGAGTGTCAGGCTATCAGAATGCTTCTCGTTCAAATGAATCGCAGAGACGCTCTTAGAGCTGGAGAAGATGTATGACCCTAACAGCTTGGCTAAATCAGACATTCACTCATGTCACATTATGCAACGAGTATGTCGGAAAGAATGGCTCAGTCATCAAGATTCCAGAGATCAACATCGACTTGACTTCTGGTCTATTCTCGACAGACTCTAGAGATGAATATGAAGAGCTGTGCATGAAGTATGCTCCAGTAGGAACTGTCAGAGACAAGATCACTGATGAGTGGTACATGGACAAGCTTCTTCGTGCTAGAAATGAACTCACTAAGAGAGCATTGACTGAGACTAACACTCGTCTCGCTAAGAAGTACATGGACATACTCGAGCGTAGAGATCGCACAAGATGGCAGAAAGAGACAAAGGAATTGAAAGCTACTGCTACTGACTCTGAAGGAAAGAGACTTGAAATTGTAATAAGCGATTATTAAGTATTTTTTTAACATGATTTACAAGAACGCTTACAAATTTTGCAGAGAACCACTAGAGAACGTAGAGAACTACGACAAAGCAATCGCAGATAAAAACGAGACATGGCAGTGTCATCACAGAGATGAAATAATAACACTGCCTTCTGGAATTACAGTGGTAAGGAAGAGATCGGAACTTATTGAAAATGGAAGGTACTACAACTGTCCTGCCAATGAACTGATCTTCCTTACTAAATCAGATCACATGAAATTGCACTGGTCTGGCAATTGCAATCCTATGTTCGGTAGAACTGGTGAAAGCTGTCCGAGCTTTGGAAGAACTGGTACAAAGCACTACAACTGGAAAGGAGATGATGCTACCGAGAAACATAAGAAACATAGAGAAGCAAAAAGACTAAGGCGATTGAGGAGAAAAGCTTTAAATGATGCAGAAAGAGTACAAGCTATTCAATAAACAAAAGGAGTTCTTTAAGTCAAAAGCCGCAATCACAGCATTGATCTGTGGACGCGGCTTTGGTTGAGCAAGTCTTATGTAGCATCTTTGTACATAGCTATAAACTTTCTCAGAGGACTGAGAATCATAGCTCTTGCTCAGACATTCAAGGCTCTACACGAGGTTCTCTTCACTGAGATCCTTGCTCGTCTAGATGAGATGGAGATTCCGTATCACTTCGAGAAGCAATCAATGAAGATCACATACGGAGACGGAGTCATATTCGGTGCATCATACGAGAATCTAGAGAGTATAAGAGGTCTTTCAAGGATCTCTGTAGCAGTATGTGATGAGGCAGCTCTATCTCCTAACACACTATTCAGTACACTATCTCCGTGTCTTCGTGGTGAAGGAATTGATCCTTACATCAGACTCTTGAGCACTCCGAGAAGAGGCTCATGGCTCAATCTGTACATCAGAGAGCATCCAGAGTCTGTCGAAGTGATCCACGCAAAGACTTCTGACAATCCGTTGATCACAGAAGAACAACTTCAACTCATGAAGCAGTCTATCGTGAATGATGATATGCTCCAACAAGAGCTAGAAGGCGTGATGCTTGATCTAGACTCTGACGCATCTATCATTCAGCTCAAAGATTATCCGAGAGCTGACACTGGAATCACATCAAAGTTCTACTATCTAGGAATCGACTTGTCTGGTCTCGGATGCGACAACAACGTACTCACTGTAGTTTCTAAGTTCAGAATCGAAGAACAGATCAAGATCCAAGTGGCTGACTCTATTCATCTCTGTGAAGTAGCTGAAAATTTGATCAGAAAATGGAACATCAAGTGCACATACATAGATGTCACTGGTTCTACATCTTGTGGCCTTCTTGATCTTCTCAAAGCAAAGCATCATGATGCTGTAGGAATCAACTTCGCTAATGCTCCTTATGACAAAGACAGATACGCTAACGCTAGAGCTGAGATGTATGGCGAGACTTCTATCGCTATCAAAGAAGGACTCTACATTTCTAACGATGACATAAAGACACAGCTCAGCTATACGACTTGCTTCGTTAATCAGTCTGGTAAGCTTCAACTTGTAAAGAAATCTGAAATAAAAGAGCTTTTGGGACACTCTCCAGATGAATCAGACTCACTCGCTCTCGGAGTCTATGCTATGAATCACGGATCTGTCTTACAAGAAGCTGATAGAGCTAGAGAAATCTCAGACAGGTATCTCAACTTCTTAGAGATGTAGAGCTCTCGTGAGAGAATGCCTCTATCGAAAGATACTCTATCGAAAGATCCTCTATCGAAAGATACTCTATCGAAAGATCCTCTATCGAAAGATCTTCTATTTATTGTCATGAACAAAACATTTGGAGGCTCTATCAATGAGAGCAGTAAGAGACATAATCAAAGAGGCCGCTATCAGATGCAATGTCGGCACTAGAAGACAGGCTCTTCCTGGCGGAATCGAAGAGACTGCTTTCAGACTGCTGAAAGGTGTGGTAGACAAGTACAACTACGACAATCTTCTTGCTTGGACACAGAACTACTTCACTTGTCACACGGCTCCTCACATTCACATCTACGACGAATTCGACTCCCTTAAGGGCGAAAACAATCTCTATTTTGACAACATTGATGACCTGAACGCATATTCACTCACTGAAGATGACTACAACAATGACGTTTGGGCAGTATCTAAGGACAATCTGAACGGTTACTGGACTGTTCTTCCTCATTCTGGAAGCTATCTCTGGTCATGGCATCAAGCTGATGAGTCTCAGAGATTCCAAGAGATGTTGAGATACGTAAACTGCAAGCACATCAAGATCAGAAATCTAGGAAAGATCAACTCTATCTATGTCGCTACTAACGGATCTGAGTATCGAGACAACTGTCAACTGAAGTATGTAGCTCCAGCTGACTATGACAGATACTCAAGAAACTCTGCTGTCTTCACTTACACTCAGAAAGCTGAAGGTGAATGGCTCATGCAGATCAAGCCAGTCGTAGCTTCTCAGAACTGGATGCTCAAGATCAACTACAATGAGACTATTCAGTTCGACATCGACGATGAACTTCCTATTCCAGAGAACTATGCTGAGCTTCTCATCGTTGCTCTAGCTCACAAGCTCGCTATTCAGTTCCCGAGACTGGATGATGCTCAGATGCAGAGACTTGAGACTGAAGTGAGAGTCATGGTCGACAATGTCAGAACGCCAAAGGCAGAAGACAGAATCCTATCAAGATCTCCGTATAACTTCGGCATTGGAGAACACACAATGACTCAAGATGAGCTGCTAGGTGGAACATGGTTCTAGAGGAGATGAGTCATGGCTAGTGCAAAGATCATCTCTAACATCTGTGGTGGTATCACTAAGAGCAATCTCGCTAAGATAGGTCTTGGCGAGTCTCTCAACATGTATCCAGAACTTCAACAGTCTGACTCTTCATGCGACATCGCTATGAGAACTATCTCTGGAGCTGTGAAAGCTGCTGACATTGAAGGAAAATGTCGTGGTATGTACAGAGTCTCTAGAGGATACGACAATCGTCCAGTTCTCTATGCTGTCTATGACCAGACACTCTATCTCATTCATGAAGACATGAGAGTAGAGAGCGTAGGAAAGATCGAGACAGTAGGCACTGAATGTCACATGGTAGAGACTGGTGGTTATGGATCTGCTCATCCTCATTTGATCATTACAGATGGAACTAACGTCTATGCTGTTGACACTGGTCTATCTACAGGTGATCAGCAGACCGACTTCAAGAGAATCGCTCTTCCGTTGAGAGTCAACTCTAAGTCTCAGTACATCAGACCTACTCATTGCGCATATCTCTATGGCTATCTGATCGTCAACGATGCAGGAACTGATGCATTCTACACTTCTTATCAGTATCCTTTCGAAATTCAGAATGGAGAATCTGATCTGTTCTACACTCAGAGACAGAACTTCATCAACTGGTGGATGTCACTGACTGATGAACAGAAAGAAGAATACAAGGCTGGAAACATCAATGATCCGAACTACGATGCTTATAAGAAGTTCATTGACGGCACAGCAGATGACACACCTGAAGTGAATGACCTCTTCAGAGTATGGACTGTTCAGTTCGCTCGTTACGGATTCATCACATACTCTGAATGGTGTCCAGACAACACAGTAGCTCTGTGCTCTAACGGATCAAAGCTCTACACATTCGGCGAGAGATCTTGGCAGGTATTCTCATACAATGACGACAAGAACAATCCGTTCAGCTCTCCTGACAACGCAGCTGGTAACATCGGCATCAAGGCACCTAACTCTCTAGCTATTCTCAGCACTACAGCTATCTTCCTTGGTTCTTCAGATGTTGGTGAAAACGGAATCTTCATGATCTCTGACACACAGTTGAGCAGAGTATCAACACAAGATATTGAAAGAGAAATAGCTCAGATCGTCAATCCTCAGAACGCTTACTCTTCTATCTGGCAAGAACATCAGCATGTCTTCTACTCTATCACATTCGAAGACTCACAGAAGACTTTCGTCTACGACATCTCTCAGAATGCTTGGCATTACAGATCTTCTTATGACGAGAAGAACAGACTAGAGTACTGGAGATACAATCATGCTACGTTCGCTTACGGAAAGATCTACATCGGAACTAAAGATGCTCTCTGCTACATGAACGAGAACAAGTACAGTGAGCACGATGGAAGACCTATTCTGAAGATGAGAAGAGGTGCAGTGCTAGTATCTAACGACCAGCCGTTCTTCATCGACGAGCTAAAGTTGATCGCTAACCAAGGTCAGCACTCTTTCAACGATCAGTATGACAACATGGAATTGAATCCGAGAGTCTCATTCAGATACTCTTGGGACGGATCTACTTGGTCAGACTATGAAGATGCATATCTCGGAAAGATAGGTCAATATGAGTATGACACATCTCTATTCGGCCTTGGATTCGGATCATTCTTCACGATCGAAATCTCTACGACTGAGAACATTCCGTTCTCTATTCAGAATGTCCTGATCAACTGGACTCCTACACCAATGATGAGGTACTGATAATGGATCTTCTCAACAACACACTGAGAATTGTCAGATACGATGACTCTAACAAGAACTTGGAGGCATTGAGAGGTCAGTACGCTCAGACAGGAGAGACAAACTACTCAGTTACGATCCTTAAGAACATTCTCTTTATAAATCTATACAAAGGCGCTAAAGTAGAAATAAGACTTCCTAACGTCTATGATGGATTCCTAGTCTCATCTGAAGGAAGAAGATTCAAGGTCGTTGACAATGTTTTGACAGCTGAACTAAGATCAGACGAAACTGCTTTCGGTCAGCTGGTATTGAAGAAATGGAATTGATACAAAAAGGAGAACTTGAAATATGATTCCTGCACTAATCATCGGAGGCGCTATCGCTGCTGGAACTACTGCGGCGAATCTATACAACGACTCTAAGAACAGAGAGGCAGCTGAAGCTTCTAGAGCTGCTGGTCTTGAACAGTTGACCAAGATGCTAGGTCAGAGCAATCAGAGCTATGACGAGATGCTCAGAAAGATTGAAGGCTACTATGACACTCGTGGAATGCTCGGCTCTGCATCTGATGTAGCTGCTTACAGAGACGCTATCGCTAGTTACAATCCAGAAAGCTATGCAGCAAAAGATCCTGGCTTCAACTATAAAAAGACGAAGGAAGACTTCCTCAATCCTTACTACAGCAGAATCATCGGTGACACTACTGAATCTCTCCAGCACACTGCTGCAGGAGCTGGTCTAGGAAGAGGAACTGGTGCTGCTCTCAACATCGCTAAGGGAGTCGCTGAGAAGTCTGATGAGCTAAACAAGACTGCTATGTCTGAGTTCAACACAGACAGACAGTTCAACTATCAGCAGTATCAGGACGCTATCACTAACAACCAGAATCGTCTCAACGCTATTCGTGACGCTGTTCAGTATAAGCTCGGTCTACAAGGTTCTCTTGCATCTGACTACTACAACACTATGGATGCTAAACAGTCTGACATCTTGAAGGCTATGCAAGACAAGCAGGCTGCAGCTCAGGCTTACGGAACAAGCATGGCGAGCCTCTACTAACGATGAAGGAGAATTCAAAATGGCTGGAATTTACAATCGTGACAACATTCAGTATGGCTCTCTTCTAGATGCCATGCTAAACAGAAGAGCACAGAGACTCAAAGAAGAGCAAGAGCTCAACAACCAGAGAACACAGCACATCGTCGAAGGATTGAAGATGCTAGGAAGAACAGCTGCTATGGCTTATGGCGGATCTGGAGCTGCTGCTGAACTATCTCAGCTAGAAGCACAGAAAGCTGCTCTCATAGAAGCTGAACAACAGAAAGCTGCTGAGGAGATGGCTGACTACACGAAGGCTGTTCCTGACAACTACAGCTCTATCGTCGGTTCGACTAGCTATGGACATACTGGATATGCTCCGACTTATGGTCGTGAAGCTAATGTCTATGCTCTTCCTGGAAACTCTAACGCTAATCAGGCAGACTGGATCAATTACAGAATTGCGATGAACAAGCTACTTGGAGGAAGATAATGAATGAGAAATTTCAAGAGATGCTAGATCTGGATCAGAAGATCGCAGAAGCTAGAGCAAGAGTAGAGATGGAGAAGTCTCTACCTGAGAGAGGAATGCTTTCTCCTGGAATCTTCGACTACATCACTGAAGGCAAGAGTGATCTCTACAAAGGTTACTATGACGCTGTCCGTGCTCGTGAGATGCAGGATGCTCAGATGGCTAACCAGAGACTCATGCAGGAGAGACAGCTTGAGAATGCTCTTCGTCTAGCTCAGGAATCTCGTGCTGCTCAGGATTCTCGAAACGCATCAGACTTTGAGCTAAAGAGAAAACAAGCTAACATTCGTCTCAGAGCTGCTCAGACAGCACTTGCTAACGCACAGGCCGAAGGTAACAAGGTAGCTATTGACAATGCTCAGAAGGAACTCGAACTCTCTATGGCTGAATCAGAATGGCTCAACGAGCAAGCAGGAATCACACCAGTCAAGACGGTTGAGAATATTCCTTCTTACACTCCGGAATCTACACAAGAAGTACCTCAAGAGGAGAAAGGTCCTGTAGCAAAAGGTGTTAGAATAGCAGATCTCAAGGCTATCAACAGATTCAAGACAGAAAAGGAAAAGAATGATACTCTAAGAGCCATCAAGAACGATCCTCTATACAATCAGGATCAAACTATCAGATCCGAGCACAATCGTCTGATGAAGATCAGATCTGATGAAGCTGGAGCAAAGGTCATAAGTGATCTTCAAAAGATACTTGATAACGGCGGAAATCCTGATCCAAGTAAGCTAAAAGCTGAAGGTCTTATTATTGATGTGAAGACAGACAAGAATACTGGAAAGAAGACAAGAAGAGTGATTAAGGATCCTAAGACAAAGTGAGGCTGATATGGCAATGTCAGATGAAGAACTTAGAAAGAAGTACAATGACCTCTATGCTATCAGTCCTGATATAGCAAATGACTTTCTGAATAGTCCAGAAGGTTGGTTCGACAAGAAGGAGAACCAGAGATGGCTAGAAGGTCAGACAAGCTTCACTCGACAGTACAAGAGCTTCATGGATCTTCTAGGCGACAAGGAGAAAGCTCTAACTGAGCTCTACAGAAATCAGGATGGCGAGTGGCCTACTGAAGAGAGACTAATGGCTTTCAAGGAGCAGAATCCTTCAATTGGTGATTCCGACATCAAGGAATGGTTCGACAATGTAAATGCAGCAAGAGCTCACTATAAGAAAGAGCAGGAAGATGAAGCTGCAAAGTACAAGAGAGCTAAAGAGGTTGAGAAAGAGTGGACATTGAAAGAAAATCCACTTAGAGCTCTAATGGCATCTGAGTACGAGAAACAGAGATACATCGACAATCCATCAGAAGCTACATTCGGTAACGAGGCTGCTGGTCTACTTGGCTCATCTCTAGGATCTAAGGCAGATCTTGCTTTAGGAGCTGCTGGCGCTGCTGCTGACTTTGTTCCTGGACCAGTTTCAACGATCCTAGGTCCTGGAATAAGAGCTACAAGAGATGTCGGACACAAGGTAACTGGATCTCCGTATCAGAAAGACTGGTCAGACATCGCAAAGGATGCATTCTCTGATGTAGCTGCTAATGCTACGGCATACGGAATTGCTAACGCCAGAAAGCTATCAAGAGTAGCAAGAGGCTATTCAAATCCGGAAGTACAGGCAGCACTTGCATTGAGAGATCAGAACAAGGCTATCTCCAGTGGACTCGGTGATCTTCTCAAGATGAGAGGAGAGGAAGGAATGCTCGATCAGCTCAAACTCGCTAGAACAATCGAAGCACTTCCTGAATCTCACATGAAGACAGAACTCATGGCTGAAGTAAGCAAGTTCGGTAATGAAGGAATGGACATAAACAAGATCAGCTCTATCATGGACAAGTACCAGAAAGAGATCAGTGCTGGAAATCTTGAAGCAGGTCTAAGAGATGCTGCGGCTAGAGGTGAAAAATTGAACCTTACACCTTATGGAAAGCAGTATGTTCTTACTAAGCCTCTAACGAAGCCCTATGATAAGCTGTCATACGGTGCATTGAGACTTGCTGATGCAATAAACCTTGGTGCTCCTGGTCAGATAGCAATGCAAGAGATTGCAACAGGTAAAGGCAGAGGCTCTAAGGCTACTACAGAGGATCGTTACATCATCGACAAGTACAAGAACATGTATGACAGAGACTGGTCACTCGGTTTCGCTCCTAGAAAGAAAGATGGAGATCCACTTTGGGAAGCTTACAAGGAATGGTCTGAAGAGCGTGGTATAAATCCAGATGAAGATGCCTACTCAAAGTGGCAAAACAGAATTGGAGGTAAGAAGTGAGAAATCTAGACCTTTGGAATCGCTATCTCGACAATAGCGGAAAGATTCTACAAGGATGCATTCAGGTCATGGTCAAGGATGGCAACACTAATGCTGACATCTACGACTCTGACGGAACTGCTATTCAGAATCCTCAATTGACTGATGAGTATGGAAGATCCGAGAAGCAGATCTTCATTGAAGAAGATGTAGTCGCATACTTCTACAAGTACATCGGTACAGGTTCTTTCGCTAACATCGAGAGAAACTCTATCGACACATCTGACACATCTCTATGGCTTCTACAGTACACAGGAGAATCTCAGCAAGACCTCGACATTCACATAACAGGTGATGCTGCTATGGCTGTTGACTCTATCGCTAGCCTGAGATCTCTCAATCCTACAGCTGTTCCAGAGATCAATCAATACAAAGTCATTACGCTTCTAGGCTACAATTCAGCAGGCGACAAAGAGCCTATCAACTACATCTGGAATGACAGACTAGAGACGAACGACAATGCTGGATCAATAATCAAGTCTAATGAGAGATTGACTGGACGCTGGATCATGGTTTGTCCGACAGAACACTGTGACTGTCGTCACTTCGGAGTCTTTCCGAGCAACACTCAGAACATGCAAGATCAGACATCTCAAATGAGCGTCTGGTTCCAGTACTGCGACGAGATGAAGGTTCGTCCTTACTTCTCTGGATATGGTGACTACAAGTACTACAAGTATGACTCTCTCAACGCTACTGTTGATGAGATCGACATCGCTGATGGAGTAAAGTTCATTGACTCTGGCAACTCAAGCATCACTGGTGAATGGAATGGTGATCCGTTCTTCATGAACAGATCAACCGTTCTTACATGTAAGACAGTTAGACTCTCTTGGCAGATGAGCCAGAGTTCTAACTTCGACACGATGATCGTTGACACTAACTATCCTATCAACCTTCAGTACAAGCATGTCATCTTCGAGGTTTCTCCTAACACAAACACGAGACTATTCGACTGTGACATCGAGTCTGTGAGAAAGTTCAACTCGACTATCACTATCGAGAACACTGAATTGAAGGAAGAGTGGTTCATAGAGGACTATGACTGGTCAAATCTTCAGTCATTCAACAACAGAATCGTTCTCACTAACTTCAACAATCCGAACAACTACATCATTCTGAAGAACAAGCAGAATGAGTCTAACTATGGTGACCTTAACGAGAGCACCATCACTGGTCAGACACTTCTTGCAGGATGCGTAGCTGAGAATGCTTCTTTCGTCAACGTAACTCTAGCTGGAAACGCTGAGCTTCACAACGTATCTGGTGGAATCAATGTCGCTGGAACGACTCCGTTCTTGAACTTCATTGACTGCTGGCTGAACATCACTAACGGATCACAACTGACAGTGAGTGACTTCGCTCTCAGAAGAGGATCCATCACGGCTTCAGTTCCTATTCAGGCACTCACTTCGCTCTACCTTGACAATGTAGAAGTTCATGCTACCTTCAACACTCCTGGAATCGAACCTCAGTATCTCAGCTGCTCTATCTACAATCGTCAGAATCTGTACAGACAGGTGAAGATGATAGGATGTAGAATTCATACTGGAATCTATCAGTATCCCGAGTTCTGGACTCCACCGAGCGGTTATGAAGGCTATTTCTGGTGTGGCGAGTTCTTCGCTAACATATTCGTAGGCGAGAACGCTAAGGTATTTCTTGCACCAGTAAGTGGAGCTGACTACTATTCTATTAGTAGCCTTGGTCTCTATGGTAAGTTCTGTAACAACCTTTCAGACCATAACTTCATCGACGATAGTCTCTGGAACGGAGTTAGCAAGGCTGGATTCGCTGACAACTCTGGCTTCAAGTATCAAGGAAACACTGGTGGCTGTCCTGTCTTCGAAGATGAGATAACGTACTTCATACCTTATACATACACTACGTGTTCACAGGGTAGCTATGACTATCAGAACAACTTCATGACTAACGTTCCTGGAACTACAGACTCTACTGGCTGTTGGATTGTCAAGGATCAGAGATCTGCGCCTGAGAGAGATGTAGCTTACGACATCTACTGGATTCTCAACTTCAAGGATGTTACAATTCCAGTAGATAAACTGTTCAGACTTCCGTATCTGAGACCGAGAACTCCAGTTCATATTGAAGCTTATGTTCAGGTGTTCTTGAGACCAGCAGAAAATGACAACTGGCCATTCTACATGCAGGAGTTCAAAGTAGGTAGCTCTATGCTTCAGACGGCTGTTGATGGAAACGCTCAGACGGCTACTTTCAGTAGTATTCGTCCTCTGAAGTATCACTACACTGGCATCAGATACTGTGACAATGACGACATCGATGACTGGTCATCTTCACTCAACGATGCACTCTACAATTACCGTGAAAGAGGAGATTGCTTCCACGGAAGTGTAACGTACAGATACAGATTCGACGATCTAGGAAAGACCACACCAGCAGGATAAATAACTGAGGAATTTGAGAGGTTTAAAAATGGATGAAATGACAAACGAAACTCTTCAACCAGAGCTAGATGAGAACAAGATTCTTCAGGATTGTAACGACTTCCTGAAGAGATCTTCTTCACGTTACTCTAGAGCCATCAATCGTGCTCTCACCGATCTGAGAAGATACTCAGGTGACTTTTGGGACGACACTCTAGTTTCTGAATGGAAGAGAAAGAAGAGAAGAAATCTCGCTATGAACAACTGGAACACGATGGCTAACGCTATCTCATCTCCAGTATCTAACTCACCTTGGCACTGTGAGCTCGTCGACAAAGAAAAACCGATGGATCTAATTCAGGAAGCTATCGACAACTTCGAATCAGATTCAGACTCTAAGTCTGCAATGATCGACGCATTCAGAAAAGAATGTCTCACTGGTTACGGATTTGGAATCATCACGACTATTCAGGATGAGTACAATGGAGCTGCAAAGCTTGTTCTTGAGTCAGCAAAGCACATCGATTCTATAGCAATGGATCCTACATGCGTCACATGTGATGGATCTGATGCTGAAGAAGGCGCTGTCATCAACTACATTCCTATCAAGAAGGCTAAGAGACTCTATGGTGATGATGTCGTTCCGTTCGCCTATCCAGAACAGCAGTGCACTATCTCGTTCGCTTACGAGTGCCAGTGGAAGATTCCTCAGAACTGCGTAGCTGAGGTCACTTACTATGTGAAGAACGATCAAGGATTTGTTGACTACTACAAGATCGTCGGCGACAAGATCGTTCAGAATCTCACACTTCCTATCAAGATCATTCCGATTATCAGATTCGCTGGTAACGAAGTCTATGAGGACAATGAGATAAACTTCAACGGCATCATCCGTCAGACGATGTCTCTTGAGCTTGGCGCTAACATCGCTTACTCAACTCTCATCGAAAGAGTCGGAAGATCTGCAAAGCCTAACGTAATGGCTCATGTAGATGCAGTAGATGGCCTAGAGAGACAGCTAGCAGCTATCAACCAAGATGACACTGTCGCATATCTCTGGAAAGGTGAGCATGAGCCTAAGCTCTTGACAGAAGCATTCGAGACTGGTGATCTTCAGAACACTATCTCAACATGCAGAACTCTAATGGAAGACACTCTCGGCATTCCTCTAACTGGCATTATCGACCAGCGTGAGAGAACTGCAACTGAGATTCTCCGTCAAGAGACTTCTAAAGAGTCTAACACTGCCAACTACTACAATCATGCTTACTCTGCAATGAGAACTATCGCTAAGATCGTCATTCAGATGATAAACGGTGGTCAGGATCTCAAGTTCACGCTAGAGAATGGTCCTTCTATCATCACTCGACAGATGAAGAACAGACAGGAACTCTCTGCTCTCGCAACGATCATGCCTGACAACATGAAGCCGATTCTAGCCAAGTACTTCGCAGACACTCTCAAGAACGACATTGGCAAGGATCTGTCTCGCAACATCGTAGCTAACCTACCGCCTGATGTCAAGTTCGTATCAGACGAAGTTGATCCTGCTGCTATCCATCAGCTCAACCAGATGAAGTTCGCTATGGACGAGACGATGATGGAACTCGAGAAGAAACAAGCTGAATGCGAAGATCTCAGAAATCAGCTCACTATGGCTCAGATGTCTATGCTCAACAACAGAGAACAGAGACAGCAAGACTGGAACAAGTTCATCGTATCTGAGAAGGACAAGGTAGCTATAGAGACTGCTAAGATCCAGAACGACGCTATCAAGAATGAAGAGAACAGCATTCTCAAAGAACAGGAAGTCACTATCAAGGCTGCTGAAGCTGATATGAAGGCTCAGGAGAAAGTAACTGAAGCATTCATCGATGGCGCTCAACAGATGCTTGACAAGACAATGCCAGTTCAGAATCCGGAGGTATAAGATATGCACTTCGATGTCATTCAAGGCAAAGGACTAGGCAACAATGCTCTGAAGTCTGGTGACAGAGATGCAGTGAACCGTCAGACTGAGATTGAACATGCAGAAGCACTCGATGTTCGAAATCAGCCTGGCTACTACACTGTAGCTGCTATGCCAGAAGGACCAGAGAAGCAGTATCTCATGTCTATTCTTGAACAGCAAGCTATGGAACATGAAGCCTCTCTTCCTCGCTATTGGGACGATGAGATTCCTAGAAAGCCAGTCTCTCAGTCATCTTCTTGGATCAACGGCATCAACTACGATCCTAACACAAAGATGATGGTGATTCTGACAGGTAGAGGAAACTCCTATCCAGTAGCTGCACAAGAGCCGTATCAAGTAGCTGAATTCGTAGATTCTCCTTCAATGGAGAAGTTCTTCGATTCTCACTACAGAACCAACAGATAAACAAAAAACTCTCATCAGAAAAATGAGAGTTTCTTTCATTTTTTCAATAATCTCTTCTAATTATTGAAATGAACAGGAATCATAACGAACGAGGCGATATGATTCGACAATTTTCCTCGGTAAGGAATGACAAACCGTGAGCATGTCAACAGAAGAAGCTCTCAAGTATCTGACTCCAGAGAAAGAGACAAAAGAACCAGCCAAAGTAGAGGAAGTCAAGGAAGATACCTCATCAGTTGAAACCGAGAAAGAGACTACTAAATCAGAAGATTCTAGCGCCAAGGCTCCTGAAGAAACAGCTGAACCAGAAAAGGTAAATGGCGATCCGGCTAAGTCCACTGACAAAGGAAGTGATGAGCCAAAGCCAGCAGAAGACAAGGTCGTTGAAAAGAAAGATCCAACTTCACAGAAATCCGACAAGAATCCAAAGCCGACCAAAGAAGAGCAGAAGAGTTATGCCTTCGCTCGAAAGAATGAGAAGCTGAAGGAAGCTAAGTCTAAGATAGCTGAACAAGAAGCTGAGATCAAGAAGCTCAGAGCTGAACTCGAAAAGAGACAAGGTCTTGAGTTGAGGCACTTCAAGAATGAAGATGGCACTCAGAACGTTGAGGCATATCTTCGTTACAGAGATGGTCAGAAAGATCTGGAGAACCAGATTCAGAATCTGACAAATCAGTCTATTGAAGAGCGTAGACAGATGGACATTGAGATCGACGGAGAAGCTACAGAGCGTTGTTTCACAGATCCGACAGAGAGACAGGAATATGAGAATCTCCGACAGACTATCGGTGGAGAACTCACTAAGAAGCTGTTGCAGGATGATCCGCAAGGCGTCATCATTCGCTATCTAGACACTCTTCGTGACTATCCAGTAGTTCTAAGAGAACTCCTCCAGCCTCAGAAGAACAAGCAGATGATTGATTGGCTCTTCAGAAGCAAGGATCCTTACACTCTCCACAGATCAATCGCTAAAGTGTCAGATGAAATTCTGGAAAACTGGTACAAGTCAAAACAGAATCCAGCTCCAGCACAGAATCCGGCACAAGTGGCATCACAGCCACAAAATCAAGTACCTACGGGTACAGTACCTATTCTAGGTCATCAGGTAACTGCCGGCTCTAACGGAGGAACTAACAACAGTCTCTTCACGAGCATGGCAGACATAAACGACTATCTCAGAAGCCATCCGAGTGGTCGATAAAAAGAAAATTCTAAGGAGAATTTATCATGGCAAATACATTTAGTCCAAACAAGAAAACCGAGCTCGTTCTTATTCGTTCTGCTGAAGCAGCTCCGTTCCTCACTGTAGGTTCTGATTCTCGTCTTCAGGATCAGCTCGTTGGCAAGCGCAATGGTCAGTCTTATGAATTCGTGATCCGTGATGCTGGAGAATTCCAGGAAGGCATGGACATTTCCGAAGGTTCTGCAGAAGGCGGAAAGGGCGCTTCTGATCTGACTGAGAGAAAGGTCAACCTCAACATCGAGATTGGTAACGTCGCTATCAAGACGAACTTCCTTGAGAAGGTAACTGATGTCAATTGGGACAAAGAAGTTGCTATTCCTCAGGGCGAAAAGATCGCTAAGGGTCTCGTCAAGAAGGTTCTCAAGAACGAAATCGGTAAGCAGAACACTGCATTCGTCGGTCAGGGTTGGATGCCGCTGTTCAAGGCTTCTAACTTCCTTGAGTCAATCAGCTCTGATGCTCAGTTCGCATTCGTGGATCCGTCAGTAGAATCTGTCATGCAGTCTACTGGTAAGGGATTCGCTCCGACCAATGGCGTTGAGCCGATGTATCAGAAGGGCCTTAAGGGTACGGTTGCTTCCGCTGAAGTTCGTGCTCAGCAAGGTATGCCGTCTGTGATCATCAGCGCTAACCTCGCTGCTGAACTCGCAACTGCTACGGTAACTGGCTTCGAACAGACCACGACTGGCTTCGACTACGTCAAGCTCAGCGGCGTAACTCAGGACATTCCTAAGGGAACTCCGATCTTCGTTGAGGAAGTCTATGCAACTGACCTCGTTGGTGAGAAGACTTCTGCTCTCAAGGCATTCATCGCAGTCGAGAAGGCTGAAGGTGGCGTCGTAAAGGTTCGTCACTCGGATCTCT